GAAACATCCAGTTACTAATGATTTGATTATTCTTAAGAATGAAAATGCAATTAAAAAATCTGTAACTAATTTAGTGAGAACTCATATTGGAGAAAGATTTTTTAACAATTTGCTCGGAACATCAGTTGAAAAATCTCTTTTTGAAATTCAAAATTCAGAACAATTTATATTTTTAGAGCAAGAGATTGAAAATTTACTTAATAACTATGAATACAGAATTAAAATAAATAGCATAAAAGTTGAATCAGAATTAGATAGTAATGATTTAAATATTAGTATTTCTTATAATATTGTTGGTGCTCCCTTTCCGACTCAAAACATAGAATTTATTTTACAACCAACTAGAATATAATGTCGTTCAATCAATTTACAAATTTAGATTTTAACGATTTACGTTCTCAGATTAAAGATTATCTGAGAGCAAATAGTGATTTTACTGATTTTGATTTTGAAGGATCTAATTTTTCAATTTTAATAGATATTTTAGCATATAACAGTTATATTACTGCATATAATACTAATATGCAAATAAATGAATCTTTTATAGATTCAGCAACACTCAGAGAAAATGTAGTATCTCTTGCAAGAAATATTGGTTTTGTTCCTCGTTCAAAAAAATCAGCAAAATCAAAAATATCATTTACCGTAAATACCGCAAATTTAAATTCAAAAACAGTTACACTAAAAGCTGGAATTGTTGCATTGGGTGCTTTACAATCTGGTAATTATATATTTTCAATTCCATCAGATGTAACTAAAACTGTTGATAATTTTGGTGTTGCAAATTTTAATGATTTATTAATTTATGAGGGATCATATTTAACCAAATCATTTACAGTAGATAATAGTCAACCAAATGAAAAATATATTTTAGATAATCCAAATATTGATACTGATACAATTGTTGTAAATGTAACTTCAACATCAACTGAAAAATATCAACTTTATAAAAACATTTTTAATATCGATAAAAATTCTAAAATATTTTTAATACAAGAAATTGATGATGAAAAATATGAAATTCTTTTTGGCGACAATTTATTTGGAAAGAAACCAACAAATGGTAGTAAAATAAATGTTTCTTATATTGTAACGAATGGAAAATCTGCGAACGGAGCATCTAATTTTACATTTTCTGGAAATTTAGTAGATAATAATGGAACCAATATCACATCTGGAGTTTCTCTGTTAACAACTATTTTATCCTCACGAGATGGTGATGACATCCAATCAATAGATTCAATCAAATATCTTGCACCAAGAATTTATTCGTCTCAATACAGAGCAGTTACGGCAAATGATTATAGAGCATTGATTCGAGATCTTTATGGCAATGTGGAGTCTGTATCTGCTTATGGTGGAGATGAATTGGATCCACCAGAATATGGAAAAGTGTTTATTTCTATTAAACCAAAAACTGGAAATTTTTTATCTCAAATAACTAAAAATGAAATTAAGAAAAAACTAAAACAATATAGTATTGCTGGAATCAAACCAGAGATTATAGATTTAAAATATCTTTATGTAGAATTAAATACAACATCTTATTATAATGCATCTCTTACCTCAGATCCAATCGCACTTCGGAATCAGATTATCAATACTCTAAATGTTTATTCAAAATCTACAGATGTGAATAGTTTTGGTGGGAGATTTAAATACAGTAAAGTGAGTGCATTAATTGACAAAACAAACAAATCGATTACATCTAATATCACAAAAGTTAAAATGAGAAGAGATTTACAACCAAAATTTGATACATTTGCATCTTACGAATTATGTTTTGGTAATAAATTTCACCAAAAAATAAATAAATATAATAAAAAATCTTTAGGATTTAATATAAAATCTTCAGGATTTGAAATCAACAAAAAAACAGAAACTTTATATATTACTGATAATCCAATTTCAGAATCTTCAGGTACTGTCGTATTCTTTAAGTTGGAAAATAATGATCCTGTAATTGTAAAAAAAGATGCAGGAAAAATTGATTATAAAAAAGGAGAAATAACATTAAGTGCAATTAACATCACTTCTACAGTTCTTAAATCTGGAGTCATTCAAATTGAGGCAATTCCAGATTCAAATGACGTAGTTGCATTAAAAGACCTATATTTACAAGTAGATACGTCTAATGTTGTGGTAGATATTATAGAAGATGTGATTGAATCTGGAGAAAATACTTCAGCAACTCAACACACTCCAACATCAAGTTACTCAAACGGATTGTATACAAGAAATGGCGTAACTGCATCAAAAGACTTATATTTACAAGTAGATATGTCTAATGTTGTGGTAAATACTATAGAAGATGTGATTGGATCTGGAGAAAATACTCCAGCAACTCAATACACTCCAACATCTCAATACACTCCAACATCAAGTTACTAAAACAGATCGTACACAAGATAGATGTCTGAAATCAAAAGAGTTAAAATCAATCAAATTTTAGATTCACAAATTCCAGAATTTTTAAATGAGGAATCACCATTATTCAAAGAATTTTTAGAGCAATATTATATTTCACAAGAACATCAAACTGGAGTTGTAGATTTATCAACAAATTTAATAAAATACAAAAGTATTGAAAATATTAATAATGAAAATTTAATTGATTCTCAATTGCCTTCAAAATTAACTTCTTCAATCTTATCGTTTGATGATACTATTCCGGTGTCTCATACAATTGGATATCCAGATAAGTATGGATTACTAAAAATTGATAATGAAATAATCACATATACAGAAAAAACAACAAATTCTTTTCTCGGATGTATACGTGGATTTAGTGGTATTAAAAGTTTCGAAAAGAATAATAATCCCAATTTTTTAACTTTCACCAAAACATTTGCGGAAGATCATTCTGAAGGAACAACAATTAAAAATTTAAATTATCTTTTCTTTTTTGAAATCTTTAAAAAATTTAAAACTCAATTTTTACCAGGATTTGAAGAAAGAAATTTTACTTCTGGAATTTCAATTCAAAACATTCTATCAAAAGCAAAGGATTTTTATATCTCAAAAGGAACTGACACTTCTTTTAAAATTTTATTTAAAGTTCTTTTTGGTAAAGATGTAGATATAATTAAACCTCAAGAATATATGATGAGGCCGTCCGATAATAATTATTTCATAACAAAAAATATATTGGTGGAACATATTTCGGGCAAAAATCCTCTTTTACTTTCCGGATTAACTTTATCTCAACAAACAACACAAGGAATTGCTTCTGCATCCATCTATAATGTTGAATATAGACCAATTAATAGAAAAAAATTCTATGAAATTTCTTTAGATACAACTTCTTTTATTGGCAATTTTCAATTTACTGGAGCAACAAAAGTAATTGAAGATATAACAAAAAATTCAACAGTAATTAGTGTAGATTCTACGATTGGATTTTCATATTCTGGTAATATATTTGTAAATACAACTTCTGGAACTATTAAATTAAGTTATACAGACAAAACAAATACTCAGTTTTTAAATGTAAGTGGACTTATATATGATTTGAAATTTGGAGATCTAATTTATGAGGATAAATTAGCATACTCTAAAATTGAATCAGACGATACCGAAATAAAATTTAGAATTATTAGCATAATTGGAGATATTGATTTTAAAAAATCATCGAATTTGAGAATAGGCGATAAAATATCGTTAAGTTCGTTTGGAAAAAACATTTCAAATGATTATAAATTTACAAGTTGGATTTACAATATTCCAACACGTCATAGTATTAATAATATTGAACCTATTGGAAATAATACTTATAGAATATATTTAAAGGATAATTTATCTTTATATATAAATCAAAAAATATATGTAATTCAAGACAAAGATAAAATTAATGCAACTATTATTGATGTTGAAGATGGAAATGATAGAAAAATCAAAAATAAATTTGTCATATCAACGTTATCATCATTAAATTTAAATAAAATATCTAGTATTGAAAGAGTATTAATAAAATCAAATTCAAATAATTTTTCAAATGTATCTTCTATAATTTCATCTATACAAAATACTTATATTGATAAAAAAGAAGAAAATTTATATATCACTTGCTCTGGCCTTCCAGATTATGAAATCACTTGCACATCCACTTTAGTAGATATAACCTCCTCTGGTTATGGAACAACTATTATAAATGCAAATAAACATAATTTTTTAACAGGAGATAAAATATACTATCAATCAAATTCTGCAAATTCTGGAATTTCAACGGGAACATATTTTGTAACAAAAGTAAATGATGATATCATTAAATTGTCTTTTAGTAATAGTGATGTTTTTTCTCAAAAATATATAAAAATAGAAAATCCAATAACAAACGATAAAATTTACAAACTTGGACATGAAAATAAAACAATCAAAGATCAAAGATTATTAAAAAAAATTAAATTAAAAGACGATATTGAATTCTTTGATGTACCAGAAAACAGAACAACATTCAATCGACAGTTGGGTCTTTTTATTAATGGAGTTGAGATATACTCTCCTACTTTATTTGATGAAAACATTTATTATGGAATGATAGAATCCATCAAAATAACAGATCCAGGGAAAGAATATGATGTTATAAATTCACCAAGTATTATTGTTTCTGATTTATATGGAAGTGGTTGTAAATCTCACCTCATTCTTTCTGGTTCGGTTGAAGATGTAAAAATTAATTATCCAGGAATTGGATACACAAAAAAACCAAAAGTCACAATCATCGGAGGAAATGGAAAAGGTGCTGTATTAGAAACAAATTTAGTTAAAGGTAAAATTACTTCAAAATTAAAGGCAAATGGGCAGGGAATAAACCAAAATTTGGAAATTATTACTTTTTTAGATAATCACAATTTTGATGATAACGAAGAAGTCAAATATTCATCAAATGGATATTCAGCAATACCAGGTATAGTAGATAATTCTAATTATTTTGTAAAAATTATAAATTCAAAATCAGTAAAATTATATAAAACCGAAAATGATTCTATAAGTGGAATTAATACAGTTGACATCACAGGAATTAGTTCTGGAATTCATGAATTTTCAACAATAAAATCAAAAAACAAAATTACTAAAATTTATGTAAAAAATAAAGGATTTAACTACTCAAATAGATTTGTAAAAATCCCATCAGAGTATTATCCAAATTTTCAAATTGGAATATCAGGAATTAATACTGCTGATAATTATATTTTTGCCAAAAATCATGGATTTAAAAATGGGGATTATGTAAGATATTCTCATACCAATACAGCAATTTCAGGATTGGTAACAACAACTGAGTATATTGTATCCATAATAGATCAAAATAAATTTAAACTCTCAGAGTCTGGAATAGGAACTACTTCAGATGATAGTAATTATTTAAATAAAAAATATGTTAGTTTTAACTCTCTGGGAGTAGGAACTCATACTTTTTATTATCCACCAATTGAAATTAATATTGAAACAATCTCAGGGATTGGATCTACATCTATCGTTTCTCCGGTATTAACTCCAGTTGTTCTTGGGTCTGCAGAAAGCGTATACATCGAAAATGGTGGAGTATCATATGGAACACCAGAAATTATAAATTTCCACAGAAGACCAATTATAGATTTACAAACAATTAGTCCAGCATTATTAAAGCCAGTAATTATTGATGGATCTATTCGTGATGTTCAAGTTATTTTCGGTGGTAAAGGATATGATAATGGAACAAAAATTGAAATATATGGAAAAGGAAAATATGCAGATTTAAAACCAATAATTGAAAACGGATCAATTAAATATTTTTCAATTTTAGATGGTGGAGTTGGT